AACGGATGCGATTTTATCAGCAAAACCGCCATAGTTGTTACCGTAAGCAATGCCATAATCGTTACAAACTTTTTCAATTTCCTTATTTGCTGCATCTGCATCAATCAGTCGCATTCAATCAATCCTTTCTGAAAGCGTCAGGCTTTCGATTCTGTTTAAAATGCAGGTGCTGCACTTTTTGTCAAGCTCATCCTGTGTTATATCCGATACAGGATATTTGCAGAGTTTATCACAGATATGCTCTGTCAACTCCTCTTTCGGGTCTTTTCGTATTGATAATTTTGTTGACATATTTTCTACACCTCTCTGATTCTGATGCCGTGGGTGAACAGCATCAGCTTTCTTTTAATGATATACTCCTTCGTCTTACAACCTTTAACATCCTCAACCACTCTTTTGCCGTTTTCGGTATAAACAAAATCTGCTTTGTATGTACAGGCTCTTTCAAGCACTCTGCCGTTTTCATCTGTCTGCTTGGGTATCAGGCAAAAGGTTACCTGTGTATCAAGGTCTGATATCTGCCCTGCTTTTTCAAGCAGCTTTAATTCGCTGTATCGGCTTGCTTCCTTTTTACTGTCAAAGGTTTTACCGTCAAGCGTTATCTTTTTTGCGTTAAATTTATTCATTATTATCCTTTCTGCGATAGTTATTTGCACTGTCCTCAATGATGTGGCAGCTCTGAATAATTCTTTCCGTTATTCTGATATCAACTGCATTTATAGGGTTTCTGATGCTGCTTTCAGTATTATTGGATGTAAACACAGTGGGCAGTCCCCTTTTGATGCGGACATCAAACAGGTTGTATATTGCTTCTCTGCCGTAATCATTCAGCTTATCAAGGTTAAAATCATCAATTATCAAGAAGGTACAACTTTCAAGCTGCTTCATTTCAAGCCTGTCCTTATCATCAAACTGACCTAAACCTGTAATCTGCCACTGCTCTTTGAAGCAGCACTTAAACGCTCTGTCCATTACTGCGTTGGCAAAGCACATTGAAGCATAGGTTTTTCCTGCCCCTGATTTACCGCAGAGAAACAAGCCCTTGCCGTCATCAAGCCTTTGACTTATTGTTGATATGTACTTTTGGCAAGCCTTGATGTGCCTGTTATCCGCTTTCGTTTTCTCACTTTCAAAGGATGTGCTTTCCATTGCAATATTACGGTGCATCCTGCCGTTTTCATCCTCATAGCCCCAACAGTCAATCTTCCTTTGAATTGCTGTTTTTTCTCTCTGCCTTTCCTTATCGGCTTTCTTTTGCTTATCCACATCACAATCACAAAGGCAAGCTGTTTTAACAGGTCTGCCAAGCGGATACCGCCTTTTATCCTCAGGCGGCTTACCGCTGTTTCCGAACTCTGTTGATATAAACGGGTAGCATTCCTTTGGCTTATTGCACACACCGCACATAATCACCTTCAGTTCAGGCTTATCATCAAAATACGGTTTATAATAATCACCCTCAACAAATACGGCTGCATCCTTTGCATTGCTCATTGCTTTTATTATCTGATTTACCATATCTGCTCCTAATACTCACTATAGCATTGTGGCTTTCCTTTACCTGAATCAGCATAATTATTATCAAATACCTTTGGAAAATTATTGGGTTTTACAAACCAATCAAAGGTAATAATCCAACCTCTGTTATTGCTGCCTTTAAGAAAATCGCTGTGCCTGATATTCTCTATAGCCCTTAATACATCATCAAAGCTATATTCTTTAATTCTTGCATTAAGCATCTTATAACGCTGTGATGTGGATTTCATTTTTGAAACAGGCTTAATAGCAGTATCTTTCGATAGCGAATTCCAAGCATCAAGAATAGGTTTTATATCAAGTCTGTCGGGTTCTGTCTGACAAACAATATCTTTAGATATTGTTATATCTATACTATCCTTACTCTTACCTAACCTATCCTGTGTCGACGGCTCGTTGACGAAACCGTTACAACCTTGTAACGGAAGTGTAACATCAATATCATTTATTTGTTTGTAAGCATTATTTTCATCAAGTACTAAAGTTGATTTTTCAAGCTTATAATTCGTTTCGCTATATGTATCTTTGCGTATGTAATTGTGAATTTTCCAATGCTTGATAACAATTACACCGCTTTCAAATGCAATGATAAATCTCTTCAAGGCAAGCAATCTGCAATCATCATCAGATGTACCAATCATTCGCTGAATTTTTTTAGGGTTATTCACAAAACCGTCATCATCCGCCCTCATAGACAGATGAAAATACAAGCATTGTGCCGATAACGGCATATCAAGGAAAGCATCACTGTCAATTATTGTTTTTGCAAACATTCTTCTTTCTGCCACTGTATCACCCCGCAAGAAAATATCTGTTATAGTTTACAGGCTCGCCATATCTGTTTTTATTGGCTTCAATAACAATTCTGAACGCATAGCCTTCTTCTTTAAGCTCGCTTATTCTTTTCGGTAAACAGGCAATTCCTAAATCATTAAAGGCATCATAAGTTGTAATGCTGCCATATTGCCTTATGTATTCAATAATTCTTTTTCTTTGATTATTTCTCGCCATTACTTAACCTCCTAAAACGGCAAATCGTCGTCATCGTCGATAATTTCTTCAAAATCTGAATTATCTGAAGGTGCAATATCAACACTCGGTTTGCCATTATTTCTGTTTTCGGACTTGCCGCCGCAGAAGGATATGTCATTTGCAACAACCTCAACCGATTTTCTTTTATTGCCGTTTTTATCTGTAAAATTTTCTGTTTGTATTGCTCCCGTTAAGGCTATCATTGAGCCCTTGCGAAAGTATTTGCTTACAAACTCCGCTTTGCTTCGCCATGCAATACAGTCGATAAAATCTACCTTGCGCTCCTCGCCTTTTGGTGTGTAATTTCGGTCAACTGCAATTGAAAATCTGCAAACCGATACACCTGAAGGGGTTACTTTCAACTCAGGCTCATAGGTCAATCTGCCCATTAGAGTTACATTGTTAATCATTCTGTTTTACTCCCAATATTTCATTAATTTGTTTATCAAGATTAGATATAATGCCCTCACAATCACCGAAGGCAGCATGTGCCTTCCAAGACTGATAACATTCATTAAACTTTGTTAATTCAATCTTGCCTTGAACAACAAGATGCGCCATTTTCTTGTACTTTCTGTATGCATTGCGCTTGTTTTCATTCCTGATACGGCAAAGCACTTTATCATTGTTGATATAAGTGTGAAAGCCCAGAAATTTTACACCTTGCTTGAAGGGCATTATTTGTGTTTTTCCGTTTAGTGATAGTTTCAAATCACTAATGATTTTTTCAATCTGCACAAGGCAGTTTTTTAGATATTGCTTGTCCCTATGTATTAAATAAAAATCATCCATATATCTGCCGTAATACCTGATGTTTAATTCTGAAGCTACAAAACTGTCTAATTCGTGCAAATACAGTAAAGCAAACACCTGACTTGACTGATTACCCAAAGGCAAGCCTCAGCCTTTTGTGCTGTCTATAATTGCATCACAAAGCCACAACAAATCCTCATTATCAAAATAATTGCGTAAAATCGACTTCAATATATCGTGGTCAATTGTATAAAAGAATTTTGTTACATTAGCCTTCAGAATAAATCCGTTAAATCCGTATTCATCATAGAAATCCTGCATCTGCTTTTTCAGTGTATTCAGACCGAACAATGTGCCTTTTCCCTTCTGCCCTGCAAAATTATTTCTTATGAACACCTTTTGCAGTTTTGGCAGCAGTACATTATCACAAAGAGAATGCTGCACCACTTTATCCTTAAAGACTGCTGCTTCAATTAACCTTTGCTTTGGCTCATACACATAAAAACTGTTATATTTTGTAATCTGATATTCTTTGCTTTCAAGCTGTTGCTTTAGTCGGTGTATTCCGTCTAATGCTCTAATTTCAAATTGTGCAGAACTGTTTCGGTAACATTTACCTGCTTTTGCTTTCTTGTATGCCTTGTACAGATTTTCAAAATCACATACTTTTTCAAAGTCTGTCATAAATTAATTTCATTACAGCAATCAAAAGAAAGGTAACAAGTTCGTTTGAAAGGAATGTACTGATTTCAGCATAATGCTTACTCCGTCTGACTTTTTCCCAAATCGCACGAACACCGTTATTGTTGTTACAATTGTTGTTATTCATATTACCGCCGGGGGCAACACAACGACCGCGCAAATTCAACTCGTTACCTGTGCTGACTATCTTTGTTTATCCTTTGACCGCCATGCAATAGTCATAAACTTTATATCAGAAACAAGACCTGACCAAAATTCAGCACTATTTGGCTGTATGATTTCTAATTCAAGGCACATTTCAATATAGAACAACAATTCATCACAATACAAAACTGCTTTTGTTTGCAACTCATTTCTTACAGTTTTATCACTTACAAGCGTTCTGTTTGCTTCAAGCAAAAATTCATAAATTGACATTGCTTTGCTCTGCATCTTATCGCAAAGTGTAAATCGGTATTTTTTAGGGAACTTCTTACAATTTGAAGTAACCTTGATTGTATGTACACACAATTTCTTTGCTTTAATTATTACCTGCAAATCATCTTTGCCCTGTTTCATTGATATACTCCTTATTCAGATACGAAGATATTAGATTTAAAGATACAAACCGCACGAACACCGATAATGTCGTTACAACCGTCGCTATTCATAATACCGCCGGGGGCAACACAACGAACGGCGTATGAAACATCTCTGTGTGGTGTTGATACAGCATTTGCAAGCCACCACCAATCGTCAACAGGGTATTTTTCGATAATCTCACTGTACTTGCGATACTGAGCATCTGTTAGCAAGCCTGTCTTTCTTATGATTGAACTGTAGTCCTTTAAGCCATCATCAGTTGTAAGGTCAATTTCAAAATCACACATATTTTCTGCGCCTATTGCATCAGCAATCTTCTTTTCGAATTTATCAAGAACATTAAGCACAGATGCCTTTGCAAAATTGTTACTGTCTTCATCAAACTTGGTATTTTCTGCAATAAATCCTTTTGTAATACAGATTGTCTTTTCGCCTTCAAAGTGTTCAAGCACAATAAATTCTGTATCACCGATTTTGAAGGTATTTGATACTTCACTTTCTTTAAGCTGTACTTTGCTGTGTTCGGTTACTAACTTAAAATTATAACCAAGTGCATTTTTAATCTCTTCCATCGTCATTTCTTTAATGTTGTTCATAATAAAAATCCTTTCAAAATTAAATATAGTTCTTACCGAATATCTGCATAAAATCTTCTTCGGGATAATGAGCTTCAAAGGCTCTCTGCCCGATTTCGTGAAGATACTGCATTGTTTCTTTATTGTGATGTGCGCCCTTTGGCGGCTCATTATGACACCAATGGCACAGCTTTACCTTTAAGCCGTAAAGCTCGCTTTTTCGGCGGTTATATGCACCGAAAATATGATGCTCTTCAAGGCAGTCATATCTTCCGCATAAAAAGCAGTGTGCTTCATCAAGCTGAATGATGCTATCCATTGCCCCACGCGGCTTTCAGCTGTGCAATTTCATTCGGTGTCATTGTTTCTACACCTTGCTCACTGCAGTCCTGTATAACCATATCAATTAAACGGCTCATTTGTTCTGTATCATAAATACTTGAACCGTAATACAGAATTACATTTGTACAGCCTTCAATTTTGCTTGGTAAAGTATCCGTCTGCCAACCCAAGCCGTTATGGTGCCAGCCTTTTGTTAAATCATCAACAGCCTTATCAGGCACACATACAACAGTGTTATTACCGCCTATATTCTTTATATAGCCCCTGTAAAGCTCTTCTTTTGATATGTTCAGCCTTTCGGCCAATTTATCAATAAGCACCCAGCAATAAGCATTTGCATCAAGTGAACGCCTTTTCCGAAAGCGTACAAGACGACAGGACAAATCTTTATCAAACAATTCTTCGGCAGCCTTAAAAATATTGCTGTCTGTTACAACCGTAAGCTTGGCTTGTCCTGTTTTGTAATCTCTTGACAGGTCTGCTATTCTGCACTTAAAATCATCCACTTTTCAAAATGCTCCTTTCTTGGAAAAATACCGTTCATCAAACAATGAGCGAGATATTTCAATTTAGGTAAAAATTCTTCATTGATAAATTTTTCGTCAAACTCAATTTTATAATAGGAAAGCCTGTCTGCATCAATATCGTTGAAAAAGTTTTTATAATCCTTATCTGTCAAGCCATAGGTTACCACAAAAGCCTTTTTCAAGCCTGAAGCATAAAGTTGTACCCAAACTTGCCTTTTGTACTTTATAGGCAATTTAAAACCCTTTTCCCATCGGTATGTTTTCACTTCGAAAATGGTATCATCTGAATTACCGTCAAGGTTTACCCTTAACAAAAGTGATGGAATCTTAATCTGCTTGTCCTTTTCAGGTGCCTTGATAAAATCAAGTATTTTATGTTCATAATGCGTTCCTGCAAGCATTGCATCATTTGTGAAATTATTACTGTTAAATGCTGATTTTTCAAGCCACCAATTTGCAAAAGACCTTGTTTCCCAATTACCGATTATGTAATTAACATCAGATGCGCCAAACCACCCGCTTCTGTCCTTACTTGCTATCATTTAACAATTTGTTGAGCGAACGCTCAAAACGGTTTATTGAAGTAAAGTAGGAAAACAAACCTTTCATTTCCTCAACACTCATATTGTTATGTGCAGCAATATCGTCTTCACTTATGCCCCTTTTCATCAAGACGGTTACTTTTTCAAGTATCCTGTCTTTAATAGCCTGTAAAGAATGCTTTGAAAGGTCATCAACAGCATCTTCAATATCACTTATATCATCAGACCATAAACCGAAGCCCAACCCTGTATTAAATGCAACACATTTAACAAAAGCTCTTTTCTGTGCATTGCCAACTCTTTGCTGTGAAAGTGAATTATCTTTAACAGGATTTGAACCATTCATCAATGGCTCTCTTTGAATATATACTTTATCGTCAATAGTGACTTTAACAGCAATCTCATAACAATTATTCGTATTACCATTCTTATCCGTAAAAGTTTTTTCACTCATAAAAAGCGAACTGCCTTTATCATTCGTTAAAACTTCAAATTTTACTTCTTCAGCACCATTCTCGTGAAGAAGGTCAGCACAGACAGCCCACGGCAAGTAATCCGCATTATCTCTTTTTTTAATGTATTTACTTACATCAAATTTTCTTAATTCATTATATGGTTTCAAAGCCATTAGTAATCAACACTCCTTTTATAATTATTTTCGGCACAATCACTGCACAGGTCTTCTCCGTCTATTTCCCAATAATCTTCAAGGCACTCTGCACCACAATCATCACAAATAACCATCTTCTCACAACTCCCTGTCTGATGGCAGTTATCACAATCCCATGCGCCATTACAGCCTTTACCATTACACTGCCTTGCCATCTGCTTCACCGCTTTCCTTAACTCCATCATTACCTTTAAAGTTTCTGCCGATTTCAACATCTGATAATTTTTTCATTTCGTTTTTCTTGCTCATAATTAATTCCCTTTCATAATTCGATTAAATAAATTTTCATAGTATACCTTTTGCATTGCTGTCATATCCGCATAAGCTTGTGCCTGATGCTCAGCTTTGCGTTGCAGCCTTTGCATTTTTTTAACCGTTTTACTCTTAACAGAGCCAATAATCAAAATAATCAGAAATTCAAGAGAAAATACATATAACAAAACAACAATTAATATTAAATTTGCAATCATATTTGCACCGCCTTTTCTCTGATACCTGTTTCTTCAAAAAACTTTTGCTTATTGATGTAATAATTCCATCTGCCGTTATGATAAACGGCACATCCGAAACGAAAGCGTTTATTTTGTAAACCGCATCTGACAAAAGAAGGATTCTTGTGCATCAGCTTTGCCGCTTCTTCAACTTTTAAAGTTTCGGTGTTTTCATAATTGTCAAACATTATTTACGCCCTTTCTGCGTTTGCTTTGCTCTGTTTCCACTATATTGATAAAGTCGTTCAGATCATCTTCAGACCAAGCACCGCTTTTGAGATTATCAAACATAATCTTTATTAACTCTTTGACCTGACCATCAATTTTTGAACCTGTTTCCTTCTCACCAAATTCAATAAATTCTTCAAAGGTCATTTTTTTTACATTCAACAATTTTTATCACTCCTTGATTTTTTCAGTGATATCTGCTATAATCAAATTGCTTCTTGATATGCAAATATCTTGATTTGGTCGCCCACTGCCATGGGCGGCTTTTTATTTTTCAATTTAGTACAAATGCCAATAGAAATATCTACGCATCTATTAAAAAAATTCTGAACCACTTTTAAATTCGTCAAGTGAATAACCCTGTTCAGCAAGTGCCTTGCCCTTTTTTTCAAGGCTTCGCAAATTGTATAAATACTGCCTTCGCTTATATTTAATTTGCTGTTCGGCTTTTGCCAACTTAACATATTTACTGTTCTTCAAATTTTTAATTTCAACTTCAACCTCTGCATCTGTTATGAAATCCCTTTTGCTAATAATCTCACCTCCTAATTCAGTTAAATAAATAGATTAATTATTAAGTCTGACGGTTTCTGTCTGACAAACAATAACTTTAGTTATTGTTAAATATTTCACTTGCCTTCCTTTCTTGATTTATTTAACCCCTATGCTATAATTGTATAAAGGAGTTATTAATGATGAATACACTTAAGCAAAAACATTATGACAATGCAATGCGTACTGTACTTGAACACTGCCCTGATTTTGATAATTATTGGGCTGGCGAAACACTTACCACATTTTGCAATAACTCAAATAACAAAAATGCTCTTCGTGTTCTTGCCAATAAAAATTACATTAAACTTATTACTACCGACAATGGTGGTATTTTAGGAATTGTAATTCTTGAAAATGGTTTAAATTACTTTTCAGATAAATCAGAAAAAAACAAAGAATTTATCAAAAACTTCTTTAGTCAATTTTTATCAGGATTTTTTTCAGGTGTTCTTGTTGCTGTTATTGGCGAATTGCTAATAAAACATTTTGTGAAATAAAACATATATGCAAATTCCAACTATAAAACCTAATACATATGCAATTTTATTTTTTTTGATTCTTGTCATCTCCTTTTTTGACCGTTATTTTTATTAAGTGTTTCGTTTCGTAACATTTTAGGTAAAAAAATATGAAATTTCTTCAGGTGGAATTTCCAAAATCAAAGCAATTTTAGAAGCTTCAACAATATCAAATGTTGAATATCCATTAATTTTATTATTAAATGTTGTTAAAGCCATGCCAATTTCACTTGCAATGTTTCTATAATTATTGCCCTTTTCCCTTATTCTGCCTTTTAACTTAGATAACTCAGGCATTTGTTCACCTCCTTTATTACGTTTCGCAATATTGATATTAGCACATCATTTTCGCATTGTCAATACTTTTCGCAACATTTTTTTGTTTTTTTGTTTTGCTGTTATTGACTTTCGCAATATTGTATGTTATATTTAATACAGTGAGGTGATACGGTGTATAATGTTATTGATTTAAATATATTTGCAGCTCGTTTATCATATTTACTTAACAATTCTGATGAGACAACATACTCACTGGCAGATAAACTAAGTTTAACACCTGCAACTATAAGCAGATATGCAAATGCAAAAATGACACCTAAAGTTCCTACAGTCATTTCTATGGCTCAAATATTTAATGTTAATTACGCCTGGCTTATGGGATATGATGTACCTAAAGAAATAAAAAATAATAATTTTGAAATATCAAATATTGATACTATTTCAGACAGACTTTATAATATCCCGATTTACGAAACAGTATCTGCAGGTTTTGGTGCTGCTGCTATTGACAGCGTTGTTGAGTATATACCTCTTCCATTTAACACTAAATCAGAAGCTGATGAAACACTGTGCATCAGAGTTAAAGGCGACAGTATGTCTCCCAAGATTGAAGATGGTGATTTGATTCAGATTCGCAAGCAAACCTCTGTAGACAGCGGGGATGTGGCGGTTGTACTTATTGACAATGAAGAAGGTCTTGTTAAAAAAGTCGAATATGATACAGATTACATTAAATTAATTTCATTTAACCCCTACTATCCCCCTATCGAATTTAAGGGTAAAGATGTATTAAGAGTATATGTTGTTGGTAAAGTTAAGAAAATTATTCGAGATTTATAACCATTATAGTTAAAACAGAGGATACACTTATGGGATTATTAAGTAAATTATTCAAAAAACCAGCACAAAAAAACAAAATCAATTTTGATATTGTAGTTACTACACCTTTTAATATGCCTGAAAAATTTACTATTGCTGAAGGTCAACCTCCTTTAAAATTTTCAAATGAACAAAAAACAGTGTTATTTTTAGATTGGTGTAACAAAACAAAATCCCCTATCAGGCGCAATTCTGAATATCCTCAATGGCATACATATAAATTACATATCAGCCCCGGCAGTTTTCATAAACAAATGATTGAACAAGGCTATTTAACGCAATGTACACCTGATATTGCACTTAACAAACTAAAAATTGTAGAATTAAAAGAAATACTCAATTCAAATAATATCAAAGCAAAGGGCAAAAAAGCAGATTTAGTTTCAGCAATAATTTCTTCTGTTGATATTTCAACATTGAAGCTGACTGAATACTATCAACTGAGTAAAAAAGGTATAGAGTTGCTTGAAAGAAAAGAAAGTAAAGAATTATTAATTGCTTTTAATAACAGATATGGCATAACTCTTGAGGAATTTTATTATATAAAAAAAAGATGCCATACCGATTCAACGCCAAATGATATTTTATGGAGAACATTAAACGAAAAACAATTACTTGACAACAAAAACAAAAACTATGGCTTTGCAAGAAATGTGTGTTTAAATCAAGCGTATTTTCTTGAAGATGAAAAGAAATATTTACCTGCATTAGAACATTACATAAAAACAGTTTATTATGATTTGAGCGGATGCGGTAACAATAATACTTTTGATAAAAAAGAAACCTCGCTAATTGCCCCTGCACTTATCGGTTATATTCAAAATTTAAGTGAGCATTATACTGATGAAATAATTGAAAAATGCAAAAGGATATACCTTCCGCATCATTACTACAGTATTAATGAATTTGAAAAAATCATAAAAAGCATAATTGAAGAAACTGATTATTATACACAATTTATATTATGAAAATACAACTAAATTATAATTATATTAAAGGAGTTAAGCTATGAAAAAATTTACCAAAATAATGTTAATAATTTTACTTGTATTGATAGTAATTTTAGGAGGATTATTAGTATTAATCAGCGGTGATGATGACAAGGATACTTCAACGCCAACTGAAATACAAACCTCTGAAACCACAACAAGAGAAACAACTACAAATCTTGATAAAGAAATCAAAAAGCAAGCAACTGAAATTTTTGTTTCACTTGGATTTGATGAAGATGATTTGTATGATTTTAAACAGTTGGATGATTGGGCTGAAGGTGAAAAATATAATATTAGTGTATTCTCATTACCCCCTGATGAAAACGATTACACAATATATGTAAAAGATGGCAAAATAAAAACCATTCGTGAAGTATGGACAACTGACGCAATATACGAAATAGAAGAATAAAACAAAAAATAAAGCCCTACGGCTGCTGATAACAACCATAAGGCTTTGGCAGAGTGTAATACACTCTTATGTGGTAGTAATATTGTATCACACTCTGCTTAAAATTGCAAGCAGGGTATTTTTATGCCCTTTTATAACTGCATTCAAAAGGAGTGATACAATGAAATTAGCAAACGGCTATGGCAGCATAACAAAGCTGCAAGGCAAGCGGCGCAATCCATATATGGTCAGAGTAACAACAGGCTGGGAGGAAGATAAACAACTTAGAAAAATATTAGGTTATTATTCTTCATACACCAAAGCACTTGATGCACTTTCAGAATACAACCGTGAGCCATATGATGTTAATAATATAAAACTAACCTTTTCCGATATTTACAACCGTTGGGTTGAAACAGATGCATTTGAAAAGCTGTCTGACAGTGCCAAGAAAGGCTATAAATCAGCTTTTAAAAAATATTCAATACTTCATACTAAACCTTTTATAAACATCAAAATAGCCGATTTACAGCGTTGTATTGATGAAAACGCAAGTGGCTATTCTTCAAACCGAGAAATGAAAAATCTTGCAAGCAAAATGTATCAATATTGTATGCTTCATGAAATTATAAAAGAAAATAAAGCGATAATGCTTGACGTCGGTTCACCTTCTGCGACAAAAAAAGAAAGAATACCGTATTCAGACGAAGAAATTGATATACTTTGGGAAAACACTGATGACGATACAGTCAAACTGATTTTAATATATATTTACACAGGCGTAAGATGTAATGAATTGCTGATGCTTGAGAAACAGCATTTACATCTTGAAGAACAGTTTTTTGAAGTAGTAAAAAGTAAAACCGCATCAGGTATAAGACTTGTTCCTATTGCAGATGTAATCATACCATTCTTTAAATATTTTTCAGATAAATCCAAAAGTAAATGGGTCTTCACTGCCGAACAAGGTGGCCGATTGCAAGATACATGGTATAGAAAACTACAAGCGAGTGCATTAAAGGCATTAAATATACAACATACCACCCATGAAGCAAGGCATACTTGTATTACACAATTAACAGTTCATAATGTCAATGAAAGTATAATAAAAGAAATTGTGGGACATAAGGCTGCACAGTCTTTTACCGAACGAGTATATACACACATTTATATGAAAACAAAAATTGAAGCAGTCAACAAAATTCATACATAA